AAAAGCGTTGACTGGAAAGAAATTGAAGATACAATTTCAGATGGAAACACAATCGTAATCCCACCCGGATGGAACTGGGGAAACTATGGGTGTTGTGATTTGTTTGGGATCGGGTCACATCGGGCAATGCTACTATATAGTATGTGGAATGAATTTTTCATGGGAACGATCCCTCTACATGCAAACAATGAGGGATCACTTAGACATTACTTAGAAAAAATATGTGAACTGAGGTTAGTCGAATACCCATTTGAGTATTTGGGTATCCACAGATCAGAAACCGTTCACTAGACAATGGAGTTATCATGAGCAGCAAGCAAAAACCAACAGTTACTCTTTGCATGATTGTAAAGAACGAAACCCACGTTATCGAACGATGTCTTCGTTCAATGGCTCCGGTAGTAGACCGATACGATATTACCGACACGGGTTCAACTGACGGAACACCGGAAAAAATTAAAGAGATCATGGATGAACTCGGCATTGAAGGTGAAGTTTATCTCTCTGACTGGAAGGGATTTGGTGACCACTTGGAACAAGAGGGTTCAAGAACCGAATCACTGAAACGATGTGATGGCAAAGCAGACTATGCTTGGATGATTGATGCGGATGATTCACTTGAAGGAAACTTCAAGTATCCCACTAATATGGACAAAGATGTTTACTCGTTGAGAATTCATCGAGGTGATTTTACTTGGTGGAGAAATCAAATCTTTAAGACCGGCATCGGTTGGAAGTATGTTGGTGTTCTCCACGAATATGCGGCTTGTGATAAAGAAGGATTGAGTGGGGATCGGATTGAATCACCATACCATGTCGAAGCAAGAACAGAGGGTGCCCGTAACGTAGACATCGAACCTGTAGAAAAGTACAGTAAAGATGCAGAAGTCTTGGAAAAGGCACTCGAAGAAGATCCAACAAATCACCGATACATGTTCTATGTTGCACAGTCATACTTCGACTCACAGCAATACGACAAGGCACTCATCGCATATCAAAAACGTGCAGAGGAAGGTGGATGGGAAGAGGAAGCATTCTACTCTTATTATAGAATGGCAATCTGTATGTCTATCCTAGAGCATCCCATTCAAGACCAAATCTTTGCTTACCTAAAGGCATATGACTATCGTCCTATCCGAGCAGAACCGTTGGTGCAAGCTGCTCGTATCCTGAGAATGAATGGTCTACCTCGAATGGCATACGTTTATGCGAAGCAAGCATGTTCTCTTCCGTATCCAAAGACTGACATTCTCTTCCTAGCAGACGAAGTGTATAGTTGGATGGGTCTGGATGAACTGGGTGCGACTGCTTTCTATGCTCATGATTTCCAGACAGGACTGTATGCCTGTAATAAACTTCTACAAGAGGGCCGATTCCCACAAGAACACAAAGACAGAATTCTCGATAACAAGAAGCAATACGAAATTAAAGTGGCAGAAATCAACGGTCAATCTGTGGAAGCACAAGCAGAGGTAGAAAAGCAAAAGACAATAGAAGAGCATGAAAGAAAGAAGAGAATTAAGAACAGGCAAAATCTTAAGAATAAGAGAAAAAAAGTAAAGAAGTAGATTGATTTTTTATATTATGGAGAAGACTATATTATGTCCGAGACGATGAAGATCCACAAGTTGTATCCTAATACACTTGAACTGAAACTAGGCAGTGACGAGTCTGCCTGTCACGACATCCACGCTCACTTGCGTGGTCCAGTCACCCCCGAAGATGTTGCGCCAACCATTCGTGACATCAAGTGGTTCGACTGTTATAACCAAGCACATATAACCACACCGCATGTCGTCTTTGAAGATGACACACCCATGTGTACATTTGTACTCGGACCAAAGTGCCGTGCATTGATCCCAACTGGTATGGTGATGAACATCCCCATTGGTTTTTCTGCTCGTCTTCATCCGCGATCAGGTATTGCATGGAAGAACGGCGTAACTCTCATCAACGCAGAGGGTGTGATTGACTCTGACTATTGTGAGGAAGTTTTTATTCCTCTATGGAACACAACCAGTACGCCTTTCCAGATTAAGCATGGTGATCGAGTTGCACAGGTAGAAATTATCGAACCTGCTCGTAGAGTACAATTTATCACCTACACCCAAGCATCACCCAAGACACAAAAGACCAACCGCAAAGGCGGATTTGGTTCAACTGGTGTTTGATTTTTACTTGACAAGAGTGGTAAACTGAGGTATACTACTGTAAATGAATTGGAGATATTTATGACCCGTGACGAATTACTAAACTATCACTCAAAGATTTGCCAGTCGGCTCGTGACTTGATGAATCTAAAGAACCGAGACTATGCAGGCAGCGAGGGAACTGAACCCTTTGCTAACTTTACACGATGTGAAGCAATGGGTATCTGTGATACCGAGCAGGGATTCCTTGTTCGAATCACTGACAAAATGAGCAGATTGTCATCTTTCCTTCGTGCTGGTAAGATGTATGTTACAGATGAAAGTTTTAATGACACCGTTGTGGATGTCATCAATTACATGGTTTTGCTTTCGGCCTATATCGCCGATAAAGATAATGAAATTTCTTATGAAGAAGAAGAAGTCGAAACCCCTGTGCGTCCTTTCCCTCCTGATATTCGTACCAAGTCTAATGGCGTTCACAGGAACACAGACCCAATTGTCACCTCAACTCTTGTCGGCGATGCGGACTGTTGAGAGTGGGAATGATGACTCTGCGGTCGGCGACAACGGAAATGCGATTGGACCTTTTCAAATTTGGAAAGTCTATTGGCAGGATGCACTAGAGCATGATCCGTCTATTGGTGGCAAGTACAACGACTGCTTCGATCCAATCTATGCCGAGAAGGTAGTTCGTGCTTACATGTCACGGTATGCTACCAAAAATCGTTTGGGTAGAATCCCGACCGCAGAAGACATGGCTAGAATTCATAATGGTGGACCGAATGGATATAAGAAAAAATCTACGGTCGTTTATTGGAAGAAGGTAAAGAATGTCCTACGAAATTCTAATCGGTGATGTCCGAGAAAAACTAAAAGAGATTCCAGATCAAACAGTACAGGCAGTGGTAACTTCACCACCATACTGGAATCTTCGTAACTACGATAAAGACGATCAACTCGGACAAGAGAAAGACGCGGAGGACTACATCACTAACATGGTTGAGGTCTTCCGTGAATGTCGTAGGACTCTTAAGGATGACGGTGTATTTTGGTTGAATGTTGGCGATGGATATACCAACAAGAATCTAGACTGCATTCCTTGGAGACTCGCCCTCGCACTTCGTGCTGATGGGTGGATTCTTCGTAGTGATGTTATCTGGCACAAGACAAATGGTATGCCTTCCTCAGTGATGGACAGGTGTTCTATGTGTCATGAATATATCTTCATGTTTGCAAAAAACAGAAAGTACAAGTTTGATATGAAGCCGATCGAGGAACCACTGCTGGGTAAAGGTGGTGGTGTCTTTGGTGGCAAGAAGCACGCAGAGCGTGGTGAAAACGCAATCTACTCTGGGAAAAAGTGGAATGCCGAGGGCAAGACAGGAAAACACCGAAGAACTGTTTGGTCAATCGCAACCAGTAACTCCAAGGATGCCCACTTCGCAGTTTTTCCTAAGAAGATTCCAGAACTTGCTATCTTGTCTACATCAGACAAGGGGGACACTATCTTGGATCCTTTCAGTGGCACCGCTACGACTGGAGTCGTTGCCTGTCAATACGAAAGGAACTATATTGGGGTTGAACTGAACGAGAATTATGCTAAGATGTCTCTTGATCGTTTGTCATCCGAGTGTGCCCTTGAGGAGTTCTTGACTTGAAATTCTACACCAATGTTTCCCGCATTGGCAACTACATCTTGTGCCGAGAGATCGACGGTGATGAACATCGTGTGATCCGTGAAAAGTATTCACCGACTCTTTACGTTCCGTCTAAGAACCAAACGGAATACAAGACTCTAGATGGCAAGTATGTCGAACCAATCCAGCCGGGTGAAATGAGTGAATGTCGAGAGTTCATTGACAGGTATTCAGGTGTCAGTGGGTTTAGTGTGTATGGAAACACAGACTATGTGTACCAGTACATCGGCGACAACTACACCGAGGACTATGACTTCACTAAGTTGCGTGTCGCTCACATTGATATTGAGACGACATGTGAGGGTGGGTTCCCTGACGTAAACAATCCCGAAGAGAAGGTCATTGTGATTACTATCTCTTTCAATGGGGTTAAGTATGTTCTCGGTCTAGGTGAGTTCACCACACCAAACGGAGAACATTATGAATGCTTCGACAATGAAGAATCGTTGCTCGATGCCTTTATCAACTTATGGGCTGAAAAGTGTCCTGACATCGTAACTGGTTGGAACATCAAGTTCTTCGATATTCCTTATCTGGTCAATCGAATCCGTCGCGTGTTGGATGACAAAGCAGCAAACATGCTGTCTCCGTTTGGTAAGTTGCGAGAGAAGAATATACAGAGAATGAACCGAGACCACCTTGTGTTTCAGATAATGGGTGTCTCTGTTCTTGATTATCTTGATCTGTACAAAACCTTTACCTACACAAATCAAGAGAGTTATCGACTCGATCACATTGGTCACGTTGAACTGGATGAAAAGAAGTTGTCATACGAAGAGTTCGACAACATCCGCGAGTTCTACAAGAATGATTTCCAGAAGTTTGTCGAGTACAATATCAAAGACGTTGAGTTGGTCGAGATGTTGGAGGAGAAACTGAAGTTACTTGAACTGGCAGTTGCTCTTGCATACTCTGCACAAGTAAACTATGAAGATGTATTCTCTCAGGTTCGAACGTGGGATGCGATTATCTATCACTACCTTCGACAGCACGGGTATGTCATTCCTCAGAAGAAAGTAGGCAAGAAGGACGAGCAGTATGCTGGTGCTTATGTCAAGGAACCGCTTGCTGGCAAGCACGATTGGATTGTTTCTTACGACTTGAATTCTCTGTACCCCCACTTAATCATGCAGTACAACATCAGTCCAGAGACATTGATCTCCATGACTGAAGACAGTCGGTTTGGTATCGGACCCGAAAACATCCTCAAGGGGCCCGATGACTTCTATGGTAAGACTTGTTTCCAGAACTTGGACAAACTAAAGTCTCAGGGTTATTCGGTCGCCGCAAACGGAACTTGCTACGATTCTAAGTCGCAGGGATTCCTGCCTGCACTGATGGAGAAGATGTACAAAGATCGCAAGATGTTCAAGAAGAAGATGATAGAGTGCGAGAAGCAGAAGCAGAAGGATCCAAACAACAAGCAACTTGACTTCGAGATTGCAAAGTACAACAACTTCCAGTTGGTTCGTAAGATTCAACTAAACAGTGCTTACGGCGCAATCGGGAACGAATACTTTCGATACTACGACACACGCATGGCAGAGGCAATCACTCTGTCTGGTCAGTTGAGTATTCGATGGATTATCAATCACCTGAACGAGTTCCTAAACAAGACACTGGAGACACAGGACGTTGACTATGTTGTCGCTTCTGATACTGATTCTGTGTATCTCACATTAGGTGGACTGGTCGAGAAGTTCCTTGGTGACGAGAAGGACAAGCAGAAAATCGTAGACTTTCTTGCCAAGTCGTCAGACAAAATCATTCAGCCCTTCATCGACAAGAAGTACGACGAACTTTGTACCATGATGCAAGCGTATGAAAACAAGATGGTCATGGAACGGGAAGTGATCGCTGATGTTGGTGTATGGACCGCGAAGAAACGGTACATGTTAAACGTACACGACTCAGAGGGAATCAGGTACGAAACTCCCAAGATGAAGATCATGGGAATCGAAACAACCAGATCCTCAACACCGTCTGTAGTTCGTGCGGAACTCAAGAAGGCAATTAAGATTGTTCTTACTGGAACCGAAGACCAGATGCACAAGTTCATCGAAAAGTTCAAGAGTGAGTTTCATGAGATGGAACCGGAAGACATTGCCTTCCCTCGAAGTGTAAACGGCATGAACCGATACAGAGATTCCGCCATGATTTATCGCAAGGGAACGCCTATTGCAGTGAAGGGATCTTTGGTGTATAATCATCACATCAAGAAGAATGGACTGGACGGTAAATACTCCACCATCATGGATGGTGAGAAGGTAAAGTTTCTTTATCTAAAACAACCCAACCCAGTTCAGGATTCTGTTATTTCTTTCGTTAGTGGTATCCCAAAGGAGTTGGATCTTCATAGGTTTGTTAACTATAAGAGTCAGTTCGAGAAAAGTTTTCTCGATCCACTCCAGAACATCCTGACTGTGGTTGGATGGACAACGGAGGAGAGAAGTAGTCTAGAAAGTCTATTTGTTTGATCGGAGCATATTATGAAAAATAAAACATATGAAGTCTCAGAAGAGACATTTACTGTCTGCAAGAATACACTTCATGCAGCACATGAACAAATCAAAGAAGAACTAAAGTCTTTGATAAAGAACAAGCATTCAAGAAAAGAAGATGTAGACGGTTGCATGGAAACGAGCCGAATAGTCGGAGAAGCATTGAAAGAAATGGAGAAACTAAAGTGAATTTTCTAAGTGATATTATTAAACAATCTGGAAATGAGTATGCGTCTGTGGTGTCGGACGGAATTGAGGGATCAGACATCAATGGATTTGCTGACACAGGATCATATGCTTTCAATGCTTTGTTGAGCGGATCCTTGTATGGAGGAATTGCAGACAACAAAATCACTGCGATTGCCGGTGAGTCTGCAACTGGTAAAACTTTTTTTACTATTGGTATTGTACACCAGTTTCTAAAGGACCGACCGGACGGTGTGGTTCTTTACTTCGACAGTGAACAGGCGGTCACCTCAGAAATGTTTTCCGACCGTGGTGTTGATCCTAGTCGGGTTGCTGTCTTTCCTGTGGCAACTGTAGAAAGTTTTCGACATCAGGCGATCACTGTGGTTGACCAATATCTGGCCCTTCCTAAGAAGGATCAGAAACCAATGTTGATCGTTCTCGATTCTCTTGGTATGCTTTCCACTGAGAAAGAGATGAATGATACGGCAGAAGGTAAGACCACCAGAGACATGACTCGCGCTCAGGTTATCAAAGCGACCTTCCGTGTATTGACACTGAAACTAGGCAAGGCAAACCTTCCGATGATTATGACCAACCACACATATGATGTTGTTGGTTCGATGTTCCCAACCAAGACGATGGGTGGTGGATCTGGTCTGAAGTATGCCGCTTCCACCATCATCTATCTTTCTAAGAAGAAAGTCAAGGAAGGAACCGAAGTCATCGGTAACATCATTCATTGCAAGAACTTTAAGTCTCGACTGACCAAAGAGAATGCTATGGTTGATGTCTTGCTAAGTTATGATGAGGGTCTACATCCTTACTATGGACTTGTGGACTTAGCACTTAAGTATGAAATTTTTAAGAAAGTTTCTACCAGAATCGAATTGCCAGATGGGACCAAGGCATTTGAAAAGGTAATTTACAGAAACCCAGAAAAGTATTTCACCGAGGATGTAATGAAGCAACTCGAAGAAGCAGCACAAAAGGAATTTAAATATGGAAAGTCAGACAGCATCGAAGACCCCGAAGTATCAACTGATCGAGACGAATGATAACAAAGATAGTCTAATCAACACGGCTATCGAAATCACCGAGGGTGATTACGCGGGAACAAAATGGTTGTATGGTAAGGCATACTTCAATCAAACCGACAATGGTCAAATGATTATGAAGTTTGAATATGAATTGCTAGACGAGGAGGCCGATCAGGCCAGTCCAGAACTGATCGACATCATGGGAGATATTCTCGTAGAAATTCTAGAAAAAGAGGTTGCACCTGTTGAAAAGCATCTTGATCTTGATATAATACAAGATGACCCAGACCTAGTTGGTCGTGTTGAGGAACTGAAACAAGAAGCTGAAAAGCAACGTCAGGAGAGTAATGACCGCGAAGATTGAAAAAATGGTATTGTCTTCACTCGTCAATGATGATGAGTATTCTCGAAAGGTTGCACCGTTCTTAAAGGAAGAGTATTTTGCTGATCCAGCTGAAAAGGTTGTGTTCAAAAGAATCTATGACTTTATCTTAGAGTACAACAGTCGTCCAACCAAAGAGGCGATTGAGATCACCCTAAGTGGTGATGAAAAACTGCATCAGAAATTGTTTACTGATGCAACAGAACTCGTAAGTGAAATCTTCGAAATGAAGACTGACCAAGATCAATCTTGGCTGTTCAAGGAGACTGAAAACTTTTGTCAAAACAAATCCATCTACAATGCGATCATGGAGTCGATCAAGATTTATGATGGAAAATCTGACAAAACTACCAGTTCTCTGCCCTCACTCCTGTCCGATGCGTTGTCGGTATCTTTCGACACACACATTGGTCACGATTACATTGAAGATGCAGATGATCGGTTCGACTTTTACCACAAGGTAGAAACAAAGATCCCGTTCGATCTTGACTTCTTTAATTCGATCACACAGGGGGGCACCCCCCAGAAGACACTTAACATTGTCATTGCTGGTACGGGTGTAGGTAAATCCATGTTTCTCTGTCATCATGCAGCGAATTGTCTTGTTCAAAACAAGAATGTTCTCTACATCACTTGCGAGATGGCAGAGGAAAGGATTGCCGAAAGAATTGACGCTAACCTTATGGACATCTCTATGGATGACCTGAAGGCACTACCCAAGCAGATTTACGACAAGAAGATTGAACGTGTCTCGTCTGGAGTGACTGGTAAGTTGATCGTTAAAGAGTACCCCACGGCTTCAGCAAACTCAAACCACTTTCGGTCTTTGCTTGATGAACTGGAAATCAAGAAGAAGTTCGTCCCTGACATCATCTTTATTGATTACCTAAATATTTGTGCAAGTTCTAGGTACAAGCAAAATGGAAATGTAAATTCTTACATGTACATTAAGTCTATCGCCGAAGAGTTGCGGGGTCTTGCTGTAGAAAAAAATGTTCCCATCTTCTCAGCAACACAAACCAACCGAGAGGGTTTTTCGAACACAGATGTTAGTCTCGAAAACACATCCGAATCTTTCGGTCTTCCTGCAACTGCGGACTTCATGTTTGCTCTCATCTCAACTGAAGAGTTGGAAGACGCGGGCCAAATCATGATTAAGCAACTCAAAAACAGATACAATGATACTGCGGTTAACCGAAAGTTTATACTCGGACTGGACCGAGGTAAAATGAAGTTTTATGATGTGGATATAAATGAATCCATTGAACTGTCTGGTGCGAATACTAAAGATACAAACGACTTTGGATCAGGATTCGGTTATAGTGATAAGTTTCAGGGCAACAAAGAAAAGTTTTCTGAATGGAATTTGTGATGTCGTCGTTTATAGACAAAAAGTATATCAATCTAATGTCTCCGATCCTAGATCGTTTTGCATGGAAAAAGGATAATCTAGCAAATTGTAGATGTCCTATCTGTGGAGACTCACAGAAAAACAAATCAAAGGCAAGAGGGTTCTTCTACCAAAAGGGGAATGACTACTTCTACAAGTGTCACAATTGTGACCACGGATGTTCACTGTACAGATTCTTGGAAACAGTGTCGCCATCTTTGAAGGAAGAGTATTCACTTGAACGGTGGAGGAATGGAGAGTCTGGTAGATCGAACTATGTTAAACCGAAAGAGGAGAATATGTTTTCATTTAGCAAACCTAAGTTCAAGCAAAAGCACGATCTTCTTAAACCACTTCTTTGTGTAAAGGATGCTCCTGAGAATCACATTGTTAGACAGTTTGTTGAACTCAGGCAGATCCCTAAGAAGTTTTATGATCTCCTATACTTTACTGATAACTTTGGTAGGTACATGAAACTGGTGGACCCCGATGTGGCTGCCATGCCCCCAGAACCTCGTCTGGTTATTCCGTTCTTCAACAAGAACGATGATGTAGTTGCGGTTCAGGGAAGAGTTCTTACGATGAAGGGCGAAGCAAACGCAAGAAGGACTGCAAGGTATATCACAGTCAAGTCCGACAAGTCTATTGACAGGCTGTGGTATGGTATGTGGCGAGCGAACGCGAAGAAGAGAGTCTATATTGTGGAGGGTCCATTGGACAGTCTCTTCGTACCAAACACGATCGCTATGGTTGGTGCTGGTGTGGTGGACGAAATCCCTGCTAAGTTCTATAACTCGGATGTGGTGTTTGCACTCGACAACGAACCACGCAATCCGCAGATCGTGTCTTATGTAAGTAAACTAATTGACATGAATCGACAAGTCTGTATCTGGCCTGATGAATTGAAAGAAAAAGATATCAATGATATGATACACAGAATCTCATCGGCTGAGGTGAAGAAAATTATGGACAAGAATACATTCAGTGGACTAGAAGCAAAACTTCGATTTAATAATTGGAAGAAAATATAATGATGCAGCAGACAGTTTTATGTAAAGGTCATGTTGATCTGGTAGATCACATGGGATCGGATCTCACGGTGTGTAACGCCGCACGGGTTTCGTTCTCAAAAGACACTGAGTGGGAGATTGACGAGGAAGCAGTTGCAAGACTGAAAGAATCAGGATCCTCTTATCACGAAGAGGATGTTCGTAAACTGTCAAACGGTGATACAAAACTGATTCGATACCTTGCTCGACATAATCACTGGACACCTTTTGCACATCCGCAGATCACTATGCGTATCAAAGCACCTGTGTCTATTCGCACGCAATTTTTCAAGCACAAACAAGGTTTCGTGGAGAATGAAATTTCTCGTCGTTACGTCTCGTTTACACCTGAGTTTTATTATCCGTCTTGGAGAGGAGAACCAACTCATGGTGCAAAACAGGGTAGTAGTGATTTTATTTCTATTCATCCTGAAGCAGAGAAAAATTTCGATAATGTGATGCGTCTTGCGGTCTATACATATAATGAACTACTCCGCAATGGAGTTGCACCGGAACAGGCTAGATTTTCACTACCACAAGGAATGTATACTGAGTGGTATTGGACTGGATCTCTTGCTGCTTTTGCCAGATTCTATAAGCAAAGAATCGACCCACATGCACAGTGGGAAATTAGAGAATACGCAAAGGCAATTGGTAAGGTTATTAGTCCACTATTTCCGGTTTCATGGGAGTCATTAATCTCCTAAATAACTGTAAAGGAGACTAAAATGCCTTCAAGTGTATTCGACATAGAAATGGAACAAGGAGAAACATTTTCTCTGTTTCTCACTTTCAATGATCGAGATGGTAACGGTGTTGATCTTTCCACATATGATGGGAGGATGCAAGTAAGAAGAACTCATTCATCTGAACCACTTCTTATTTTTGCAAGCGGAACGACAGCAGGAGGATCTGTTACAGGAGGCGGCTTGACCGGCGAATGGACAGAGGGAAATACTTTTGCTGGAGTCGGTGGCACCGGCGGTATGAGTTTGAACGTAGACAGCAGTGCGGTGGTCGGAACCACCGGCGGCATATTAATTCAAATCGACGCATTTAGCACATCTCTCATTCCATCTGGAAGACATTTTTACGATGTAGAAGTTGATTCTAATGGCACAGTGACGAAGATTGTCAGAGGACGATTCGAGGTCTTGCCAGAAGTCACTCGATAAAGGATTGACTCTTGACAACAGGACCAAGCATACCTCAACAAACCCCAAACAGGGTTACCATACAGAGACCAAACACTACCAGTGTAGTGATTGGTTCTTCTGTGTCTCCACAAAAAATTGTTGGTGTGCCCCCTCAAAGAACTGAGACTGTAAAGGGAACCTCCACGCCCGGTGTACAGGGTCCGCAGGGTGTTCGTGGTGAAAAAGGATTCACTGGATCGACTGGTCCAACAGGTCCAACAGGACCGACAGGACCACAGGGTCCTACTGGTCCCACTGGTGCTGATTCAACGGTTCCGGGTCCACAAGGTCCAACAGGATCGACGGGACCACTGGGTCCCACTGGTCCCACTGGTGCTGACTCGACCGTCCCCGGTCCACAGGGTACGACTGGTGGAACAGGTGCCACTGGTCCACAGGGTCCTACTGGTCCCACTGGTGCTGACTCGACCGTTCCTGGCCCACAAGGAACCACGGGCCCGACTGGTCCAACGGGCGCACAAGGTACGACTGGTGGGACTGGTGCTACTGGACCTCAAGGTCCTCAAGGAAACACAGGCGCACAGGGAAACACAGGCGCACAAGGTACGGCTGGTGCAGATTCAACTGTTCCCGGCCCTCAAGGAAACACAGGTGGAACAGGTGCCACTGGTCCACAAGGACCACAGGGCACGGCTGGTTCAGATTCAACTGTTGCAGGTCCTCAAGGAAACACTGGTCCAACAGGATCACAGGGTTCAACTGGTCCAACTGGTGCTGCTTCTACCGTTCCCGGTCCTCAAGGAAACACTGGTCCAACAGGATCACAGGGTTCAACTGGTCCAACTGGTGCTGATTCTACCGTCCCCGGTCCACAAGGAAACACAGGCGGAACAGGTGACACTGGTCCACAGGGTCCTACTGGTCCCACTGGTGCTGACTCGACCGTTCCCGGCCCTCAAGGAAACACAGGTGGAACAGGTGCCACTGGTCCTCAAGGTCCCCAAGGTCCTACAGGATCAACTGGTCCTCAAGGTACAACTGGTGGAACAGGTGCCACTGGTCCTCAAGGTCCCCAAGGTCCTACAGGATCAACTGGTCCTCAAGGTACAACTGGTGGAACTGGTGATACTGGTGCTGCTGGCCCTCAAGGTCCTACAGGATCAACTGGTCCTCAAGGTACAACTGGTGATGGATTGTTTGACACAACGCATGAAACAGGAACAACTCTAAACCACAGTTTGAATTTTGACAATATCAATACAGTAGTCGGTGATGGTAGAAAATTCCCAGTGTTGCTTGCCGATGGATCTATTACCTTTGATTACATTCGTGCCCAAGACATCTTCTTGGACTCTGAGTTTGTCTTCGGTATCAATTCGTTTAGCATATCTGGCAGTGCTACAGTTCTGATAGGATCTGGAAACTACAGTCTTTCTGGTAGAAGTTTATCTGCAACATATCAAACTCCGGGAAGTATATCAGTTTCTGCTGCCTCGGTTAGAACAAATGCCTCTTCTGACTCTGGGTTCCCGGTTGACCTGTCAAGTGGGTCGGCATCAGTCGCATCAAACAACATCGCTTATCCGGCCAGTAAAAATTCTTCTATAACATTCACCCTCGGTGCAACTGGTAGTGATGCCTCTTTTGATTCCGCGACAGATACAATCACGTTTAGAAACAACAATTATAACGGAACATCTACTAACGCTGGGTTGACTGGTGGTGCATTAGTTTCATTGACTGCATCTCTAGACAACAATAGATCATCAACCTTCTCTGTAAACGCTGGTGCTGGTGAATATATCTATTATGCCTATCCCTCATCTTTTGGGGACGCTAGTTTCACTGTGGGTGGATTTGCTGGTGGGTTTAGTAAACTTCACGGCGGAGCAACCGCACATACGAATAGTGCTGGATTTAGTGAAACATATTTCATCTACAAATCAGACAATGCAAATCTCGGATCAACTGAAGTGGTGGTGTCATAATGCCAATTACCTTAATTGACATACTAAAACAACAGAATAGAGACGCCACCAGTGGTGATTTCTTCTTTATGGTTGATTCCTCTGACATCAACTTTAAGGTCAAAGCAATTCAAGAAGATGCGACTCTGGCCCCCACACTTACCCTTGATTTTAAGTATATTCTTGAAGATGTATCTAATTTACATGCAAACTTCGACACCATCACTGGTGTCGGTGATAATGACATCGTTCGATACAACGGATCAGAATTTGAAATTCTATTAGACGCAAGTAACAAGCAAGACGGCACAATTGTATTCAACGAGGGCGACTCGAAGTTCTATGGTTTCAATGGAACTGCGTGGCAAGAACTCGGATCAGGTGCTGCGAGTGGAAGTGGGGCAACAGGAGCAACAGGACCACAAGGTCCCACAGGATCAACTGGTCCTCAAGGTTCAACTGGTGGAACTGGTGACACAGGTCCACAAGGTATACAAGGTGTGCAGGGAAACACAGGCGCACAAGGCACACAAGGTTCAACTGGTGGAACTGGTGACACAGGTCCGCAGGGTATACAAGGTGTACAGGGTTCCACTGGAGGAACTGGTGATACTGGTCCACAGGGCATACAGGGTCCTCAAGGAAACACAGGCACACAGGGTTCTACTGGTGGAACTGGTGACACTGGTCCGCAGGGTATACAGGGTGTGCAAGGCACAACTGGTGGAACTGGTGATACTGGTCCTCAAGGTGTACAGGGAAACACCGGCACACAAGGTACAACTGGTGGTACTGGTGACACTGGCCCACAAGGTATACAAGGTGTGCAGGGTACGACTGGTGGAACTGGTGACACAGGATCACAGGGACCCCAAGGAAACACAGGCGCACAGGGTTCAACTGGTGGAACAGGTGACACTGGTCCTCAAGGTCCTCAAGGAAACACAGGGGCAACGGGGGCACAGGGTGGTGAAATTTATTACACTGCATCCGCACCATCAAGTCCTGATCTCGGGGACATTTGGTTTCATTCTGATGACGGTGTTTTTTCTTTGTATGTCAACGATGGCGACTCAAATCAGTGGGTTGAGATGGCAGGTAAACAAGGAAACACTGGTCCGACTGGGGCCACTGGAGAAGGATCCGGAGGCGGCGGAACTGGTGGTACTGGTGATACTGGACCACAAGGTCCACAAGGTGTACAGGGAAACACCGGCACACAAGGCACAACTGGTGGTACTGGTGATACTGGACCACAAGGTCCACAAGGTGTACAGGGAAACACCGGCACACAAGGCACAACTGGTGGAACAGGTGACACTGGTCCGCAGGGTATACAAGGTGTACAGGGAAACACCGGCACACAAGGCACAACTGGTGGAACAGGTGACACTGGTCCGCAGGGTATACAAGGTGTACAGGGTACAACTGGTGGAACGGGTGACACTGGTCCGCAGGGTATACAGGGTCCCCAAGGAAACACCGGCACACTTTCTGGAAGTTTATCCTACAACGGATTAATAGAGTACCCCACCAATAAAACATATAACTTAGACAGATTTACTGTGGAAGATAGAACATTCAATTTCTTGTATGTTGATTGTGTAACAGGGGGGTGTAGTGCAGACTTCTACGCTGCTGGATCTACGCTTGCCGAAACAATGACGGTATCACCAAGTGGTGCGAGTTTTGATTTTGCAATTGTTGTGTCTGCGGGATCGACATTCTCTCTTGTTATTACGGGAATCACTGGTGGTATTTTTACGCAAGACTTTGGATTTGTTGCGGGGTATACTCAATGAGTTTCGTTAGTATAATGACAAGCGAAAGTGGGATTGTGAAGGAAGGTCTTCAAGTTTGGTTGGATTCAAATATAAAGTCATCATTCCCGAGTGAATCATCATCTCCATATACATGGCATGACTTAACATTAAACAATAGGTACGGGACTTTAACCCCCACATCTGTAAATGATATTGGCAATGATGGAGAAGTTGGACCAATATACTTTAATGGGGATAGTGGTATAGGAGGAGTAGTAAATTATAATTTGCCTGAATTACTTGCCGAAGATAGTTTTACATGGTCTATTGTAATTTATCTTCCAAGTGGAAATCCTGCCAATAATGTTATATTTGGTAATAGGTACTCAACGGTTTCGGTGCCGTGGCTAGAATTTTTTAAGTTTACTCCTACAAATTTTGAATGGTATTATCAAGGTGGGGCGAATATGTCGTATACCATACCAACAAATCAACTTCATCACTTGTGTGTGACAAAAAATGGGAGTTTGTTTACATATTATGATAATGGTGAAGTAGTTAATACGAGAACAACTACAAAACCTTTAACTGAAGGTCATGCAATTTATTTTGCTACTGGTAATTCCGCCCGCACCGCCGAAAATGTTAATGTAACATTTTATCAAGTTTTACTTTATGAAAGAGGTTTATCAAAAGATGAAGTACAACAAAATTTTGGTGCCATTAGGGGCAGATATGGCATATAAATACTAGCATGGTTACTTTTCCAAATAGTCCAACTACGGGCGACAAGGTTACATTTAACGACTCCGTTTATGAGTGGAACGGTAGTCGATGGGTGTCACTTGGATCTGTCGTAACAGGACCACAGGGTGATATAGGACCACAGGGTTCAACTGGTGGAACTGGTGACACTGGTGCTGCTGGTCCTCAAGGTCCCACAGGAAACACAGGCGCACAAGGTTCAACTGGTGGAACTGGTGACACGGGTCCGCAGGGTATACAGGGTCCTCAAGGAAACACAGGCGCACAAGGTACAACTGGCGGAACTGGTGACACTGGTCCTCAAGGTCCTCAAGGAAACACAGGGGCACAAGGTACGACTGGTCCCACTGGTGCTGACTCGACCGTCGCCGGTCCTCAAGGAAACACAGGCGCACAAGGTACAACTGGCGGAACTGGTGATACAGGACCACAAGGTCCACAAGGAAACACAGGCGAAACAGGCGCACAAGGTTCAACTGGTGGAACTGGTGACACTGGTGCTGCTGGTCCTCAAGGAAACACAGGGGCACAAGGTTCAACTGGTCCAACTGGTGCTGATTCTACCGTTCCGGGTCCCACAGGAAACACAGGCGCACAAGGTACAACTGGTGGAACTGGTGACACTGGTCCTCAAGGTCCTCAAGGAAACACGGGCCCGGCTGGAGCAGGGGGAATCGGCGTTACGCTCTCAGTAGATGATGGTCTTACATTATCAATTATTGACGCTAATACTGGCCACACGGTCGGCATCGACCCAACCGCACACATTCATGTCGCTGGTGTTTCTAGTGATGGTGGTGCTACCTTTGGTGGTTCGATCGTCATTCCTAATGGTCAGTACATCTACAACAATCAAAGTTCAAGTATTCGACCAAGTGTTAGATTGGCAACCAGTGAGGTCGTAATTGATTCCAAATCCAGTGGTACGCCTGGAAGAATTATTGTAAGCAACAGTGAAGTAAAAACACGGTTTGTTCCTTTCGTATCAGAACAACTGATACATGCTCAAGCGGGTATCTCTAGTGATGGTGGTATTACTGCCTCTGGTTTTAATGTAACATCAAATACCAATGGATATTTTGGTCTTGGTCCTGCGGATACCAGATTATATGTCGCTACTTCCAATGCAATGAAAATGAGACTTGCTAATACCATTTACTATGAATTCGGAGTTTCTGAGTTTTCAAGTTATGCAACTAAGAATACATTCCATAACCTTGTTCATGCCAAAGCAGGTATCTCAATGGATGCAGGTGGTATCACCTTCGCTGATGGAACCTATCAAGCAAGTGCCGCATCTGGATCTACTATAACTGCTGGTGCAGGCATGACACTCGCTGGATCTACTCTAGGTATAGATCCAACCGCAACAATCCATGTCGCTGGTATTTCTGCTGACGGTGGTATTACTGTTGGTGGACCAATCAAGACTCAGTTTTTAACTATTGACAATGCTGATGCTCAAATCAAATCCGATACCGTGACTCTAAAGGCACTAAACAGCTCCGGTCACGGTCTGTTAACGAATACTGCTACTGCCCGTATAATGTACTTAGGAAGTTCGAGTAAGAGTTTAGAAGTTGGTAACGGGTATGGCAAATCGAATCAGTTGTTTATCACTGCCGCAGGTATCTCAATGGATGCCGCTGGTATCACCTTCCCTGATGGAACTTATCAATCGACTGCAACGATTCATGGACCAACGGGCGCACAGGGTTCAACAGGCGCACAAGGTACAACTGGTGGAACTGGTGACACTGGTGCTGCTGGTCCTCAAGGTCCCACGGGAAACACAGGCGCACAAGGTTCAACTGGTCCAACTGGTGCTGATTCTACCGTTCCGGGTCCTCAAGGAAACACAGGCGCACAAGGTACAACTGGTGGAACTGGTGATACTGGTGCTGCTGGTCCTCAAGGTCCTACAGGATCAACTGGTCCCCAAGGTACAACTGGTGGAACTGGTGCGACAGGAGAACAGGTTCTTGCTAAAACTTATGCTGTAACTGTCGCCGACGCGGGTGGAAACAAATACTTTATTGATGCTGTTCAGCAGGCCACGATCTATCCAATTCGCGGTCAGAAATATATCTTCTCTCTCGCGGGAAGTGTGAGTGGACATCCATTCCACTTACAAACAACAGACAATGGTGGTGCTTATGACTCTGGTAATCTATACACGACTGGAGTGGTGAATGCGGGGGCAGACAGTGGTGAGATAACATTCACTGTTCCGTATGATGCACCAGATACTTTATACTACAGATGTCAAAATCACAGTGGTATGGGTGGAACCGTTACCATAAGAGATTTGACCGGAAACGACTTACAGGGTGACGCCGGATCTCAGGGTCCACAAGGAAACACAGGCGCACAAGGCACAACCGGAGGAACAGGTGACACTGGTCCGCAGGGTCCACAAGGTCCCACTGGTCCAGCTGGCGGTGGCGATGTTGCTTCTGTCAATGGAGTCACTGGATCTGTTGTTATACACGCCGGAACAAATATCAGTATCACATCAGATACAAACGGTGGAATCACGATCAATTCTACCGCTTCTGGTGGCGGTGGTGATGTTGCTTCTGTCAATGGAGTCACTGGATCAATTATCATCAACGCAGGTGATAATGTAAGTATCACATCAGATACAAACGGCGGAATCACGATCAATGCGACTGCTGGCGGTGGCGGTGGTGGTATCACTGCTTCGTACTCAGACACACCTCCCGGATCAGCCGCTGTTGGTGACATCTGGTACGAATCCGACACTGGTAAATTCTTCATGTATATCAACGACGGTGACAGTTCTCAGTGGATTGAACTGGGTGGTCAACCGGGGGCAACTGGTGAAAGAGGTCCGTCTGTATATACTGCTGGTTTCTTGTTTGATGGTCGGGGTGGTGTCGTGGACGCTGGGTATAAAACAAACGTGGTTCGACCGATTGAACAAAATAGTAATGTCACTGACATATCAATTAGATTACCAGATAGTTCAACTGGTGGAGATGTAGAGGGTATTGTTTACAGAGTCTCGGAGTCTTTCATGGTATCAACTCCTGCTGCCATCCAAGTTGCAGGTATAACCATCGGTAAAATTAGTGTCCCGACGAATACATATGGTGCAACTGGAGGCACTGTAGATTCAGGAAGTCTAACAGCCGGTGACTTAATGTTCTGCAAGGTGTTAGGAAGTGGATTGTCCAGTGTAGTTCAATTGTTTGTTAATTACGAGGCGTGATATGACAGGAAGAACTTTTTATATTGATCCATTACATGGTAGTTCTGCAAATGATGGGTTGACTTCGGCCTCTTTTGCATCTGGAACGAACGGACCCTTTGGTTCCCTCACGGATGTTTGGTGGAACGGAAACTGTGCTGACCACGGTGGTTCGGGAGATACTTTTTTCTGTGTTGCCTCGACTGCTGATGTTATTGGTGATGGTACTTCTACCCAGTATGTGGGATATTCATTTAATGACTCGGTGCGATGGGCATATAACGTATTCCAAAACAAAAAGATGGAAGAGTATCAACCCCAGTTTGTCGGTGTAAATGAGAATCTGGTAGAAGAAGAAAACACACACTATACAATAGAGTGGCGGCCTCCGTATTATAGTTCTGCTAACGTATATAAGTTCTTTGGCAACTATAGTTCTGACATAAGTTTCAGGCAATTGAAATGGGAGTGTATAGAAAACGATGGTGCCATGTACTACCACTCAAGTGGTGGTCATGGATTTTACTTTGTTGATTGTATTTTTGATTGGAGTGGTGTGGATGACGCCAACGTCACCGCGAGCTCACTTTTCTCTACTGGCAACCCGTCTACTTCAGTTAAGAATTGTACTTTCATTGGTGCGGGGGATAGACAAAAAACCGCTATGGATATCGGGTCGCAGTACGGACAACATTCTGCTTCATATGGATGTAGATATGAAAACTGGAATAAGGCTTTTGTTCAAAAAGCGGGCAACGTCCACGGTTGTTTCATGGGTAACATTGTAAAAAACTGCAACATAGGGGTGTACGGTGGACTTGTCAGTGGGTTTGGTGGTGGTCATACTTTGGTGATGAATAATCTTTTCTATGATGTAAACAATCCAGTGGACATCAACGGAAAGCTTGGTGGCCGGATTATGAACAACTTGATGATTGATGTTGGAGAATATGCTCTTGCAGATAGTAGTGGGACAACCAATTTTTCTCTGACAACGGGACTCATTTATTTTTGTTTTAGAAGAAATATAATTCAAAATGCCACCTCGGGTATCATCGCCCCTGAGATTATTGCATTTCAAAATGGTAGTCTCATAGGATATACTGGACCGAACAGTTTGTGGGGAAACATCTCAGATAATAAAGTGGTGACTGGATTGACTCTCGACATCGCCGATGATTTTTCTTTCACACTTGAGTGTCCACCTGAACTATTGGCACCGGGAATGACCACTGATTTAAATGAAGTAATTTCTCCAAATACATCTGTTGGACTTTTTATGACATCAGGTGGATATTCTGGGGGAATAACAAATGAGGGTCAGCAAGAAAGGATCACCCAGTGACAGATTACTATGTTGATCCTTTAAATGGAAGCAATTCAAACGACGGACTTTCCTCGGGGACCGCATTTGGGTCATACGCATGGTGCATGACCGGAACTGTTTCTGGTGTGACTAATCCGGGAAATGTTATTTACTTGATGGCATCCACAGGTGACACTCTGGGGTCTGCTGTTGTGGGTGACTCTGGGGCACAACTCGGCATCCTCACACCAAATGGCGTGACCAAGGGAACTACCGCCGGGAATCTTCAGATACGAGCAATAAACCCTACTACACTAGAAGAAGACGGAACTAAATATGTAATTTTTGGAAGGGACAGTCAGTATGCGTCTATACACGGCAAGGTACAAGATACTGTTTGGAACAACATAAAATTCTTGGGGTATGTTACAACCTACAGTTCAGGAGCAAGCACATACGGATTCATCAATTGTGAATTTGCGGATAAGCACGGCGGCACCGAGTATAGTTCAATGACAAATTGGCACGGGCTCGACAACCAAACTGGACTTCACATGAATTGCAAATTCATCAGTTCCACCGGAGCAGCAGATTATGTTTGCTACAGAGGTGGTGGTGTGTATGGTCAGAGTTGGGTATTTGATTCATGTGAGTTTGTAAACTTGTCGGGTGCTGTTATCGGAGGCGTCGGAATCGGCACAAAGGGTGGTGTGTCGTCAATTAATGGTCGATGGAAAAATGTCGGGTCGTGTGTATTCTTTAATACAAGTGGCGACCGCGGCGGTGCCGGTGGTCAATTCGTAAACAACATAGTAGATAACACAGACAACAGCGCAATGCTTATTGACTCCGTTGACGATGATACATCTCCGGGGTACGACGAATCGAAACTCTCAACGACATGGAACAACGTATTCAATAATATTGGTGGTTATGTCTTTGAGTATACTAGAGCGGGAGCAGAAGAAGTAGCAACTTATTGTGATGATAGAAATTCATATCCAACTGGCATCAATCTAAACGCAAATGTCGTGCAGGGTGTGGTGAGTGGAATCCACAGTTTACCCATCAATGAATTTCTTTTATCGGCCAGGTTTGCCTTTGACGAATATGCCGGAACGACCTACGGTAATTTCGGGTTGACTCATGATACAGTGGGAACTCAATTGATGGTTGCCACTGGAGATAACTACTTATTTCAACTAGGAAAAAACCCCACTGGGATGGGTCAGTTTTTACACTCATTTACTGAGCAGGTTGGCAAACCAGAATTCGGAGATGTATTTTGAACAGGAGACATAACAATGCCATTCCCAAATAGTCCCTCCACGGGAGACACAACAACAATAGGAACTAGCACATACAGGTACAATGGTTATGCTTGGGTTCGAATCGGTACTATTGTTGGTTTGACTGGTCCACAAGGTCCCACAGGATCGGCCGGATCGGATGGTCCATCCGGAACTGCTGGGACTGCTTTCAGTCCTCAACTTTTGAGTATACAAGCGACTGGTGCTGCATTTCAACCTTACAATGTTGGACGGCAGACTGATCGTCAATATAGCGGAATGACTACTGATCCGGGAGGAACAAATGATTTTGCCGCATCTGGATTGACTGCAAATTACAGCGAAGGTTCTTTCACAATTAAACAAGATGGTTTTTATTCCCTAGTCGCATCTCACCATTGGTTTAATAACACGACCGTTAGAACTTTTACCGATGTCTTCATTAAGAAAAACGGAAATAAACTCCCGACAATAGCAGGTGGATATATCAGAGATGCCAGTAGCCATGAAGAAATGACTGCTTCCGTAACCAGATTCGATCGCTTGTCTGATGGTGACGTAATTACTTTTGGATTTAACAACATAGGCAACAGCGGGTCCGGCCACTACCTCCGTGACTCAAATTTTCAAATTGTAAGACTTTTCTGATGGCAGTAGATTTTCCAAATTCACCAAGCGACGGAGACACCGTTACAATAGAAGGTAAAACTTTTACTTTCAGTGACGGTGCGTGGCGAACTGTTGATGGAATTCTTACCGTCGTCGGGGCCGTCGGTCCACAGGGCCCGGCTGGTCCAGACGGCGACCAAGGTCCGGTATACTCACAAAAAATTGCAGAATTTAGTAAGAACACATCTGCCGAAGTTACTATTGTCGTGGGCACTGAATATAATTTCACTAATTTTACCCAAGTCACAAATGAATTTACCACCGATGAACTCGTTGTTGATTTAACCAACGGAACTTTCACCGTAAAGGAGGACGGATTCTTTTTTCTTGCAATTTCTATGAGATGGGCCAGCAACGCAGGGGCCAGATACCATGTTCATAATAGAATTTACATAAACGACAATCTCGCATGTCCACCTGCTGGTGCCTTTACTCGCACCGTGTTTTTGGATCAGCACGAAGGTTCATCGTATACTGGATTGTATACAAGATTATCGACAGATGACGTTATTAGATATACCTATCAAGATCAAACTAACTCTGCAACACAATCAAGTCACCAGATAGATCCAAGTTCATTCCAGATTATTAGACTATATAGTTAAGCAATTAAGAACATTTTAGAGGTATAAATTATTATGGTAGCAACCACGGAGTATATTATGGAAGATAAATACATTGAGTGTTTAGCAGAAATTTCGGTTAAGCGATATCAGGAAATGATAGGACACGCTTTGAAGTTGGAGGCAAAGGTTGCATCTTTGGAGATGCAGGTCAACCAACTAAGACAAGATAACGAAACACTTGCTACACAATTAGAATCTAGTAGTAAAAGAAAAACAAAAACCGCAGCGAAATCCGCTGAAGAAACTCTTTGAGTAAATAAAAAATAGACCACGTTTACGGAGAATAACATGGCAGATATAACAGACCCAGAAGCAATTAGATTTGTAAATGAATACATCAGACCTATGGCGGAGCAGATTAGATACATGACTGCTCGCGGCCAAGACTTTGCACTAAAGTGGCAGGAACTTGCTGTTGATTTTCCAAACGCCGAAGAGGATATGCTTCAAGATGGCAGAGAAAATCAAGGTGTCAGTCGTCTTTCTGGTGCGGACATCAATGGAATGGCACAAGTGATCCTTTCACTCTTGACAATCATGAATGAAAGCACGCAATCAGTGGTATCGAAACCATGCGTTCGTCCACTTCTATATGTACCAACAAATGAAGGTTGACGATGACAGATTGGTTCATGAACATAAACAATACTTCCGGTACTGTCAACGGAACATCTGAATCCACTGGGTGGACAGATTTCAACGATGTACGGGCAAGTCACTGGGGATCCTCCATAACCGGGGGTGACCGTTTGTATGTCAAGGCAGGACAAAACGGATTGACTTATGGTATCGAGGGTGGTAACAATTATTTTTCTACCGAACAAGGCAATATGGCATTAAATAACCTAGGCGTTGCCGACGATGCGGTAGATATAATTGGATATCCGTATGCCGGGACGACCAGTGATGTTGCTCTGGGAGACGATCGACCCTGTATCGTTCCTCGCAGGACCAATGGACAGAGTTGGTTTCTGCGAAAAGGTGGCAAGATGTCGAACATTCGGTTCGAGGTTCCGCCGGATACGACTGACAACAGAACGGCCCATGTGGATCTTTCTGATCCTGGCAGTTTGGTAAAAAATTGTGCAGTGGTACATAAGGACGGAACCATCGGGGATAGAATGCAGTGTGTAACTTTGGCATATGGAATCAATGCAATGGGATGTGAATTTGACGATCAGGTCGAGGCGTCAAATTGGCCAACGAGGGACGCAGGTTATAATGTAAATTTCACTTGCTATAGTGGCAATGAAATAAATGGATGTCTGTTTAAACAAAGAACGCCTTCATTTTTCTTTAGGTTTAGAAACACATACGGCAGGGAGACTTGGAAAAACTGCATTTTCATAGGAACTCCCAATTGTCTCGGTATAGTTGACAATGTAACTTACACTGCGGCTGGTCACCAACTCAGCTCAGGGATCAAGTTTGACAACTGCATTTTCTACAATATGGGTGTTGGGTTCAACCCACCCATGATAACTTCTGCGGGGAGCAGAACAACAGAAAGTTCATGGAGATCGGCCTACGGTAGTTTTTCAGCAAGGAATTGTATTTTTGAAAATTGTGGTAAGGCAATAAAGTCACCTGCCGATTATTCTGACCCATCTGGTTGGGTATCTGGTAATTTCAGTTACAATAGCACGGTCGCAATTCGAGACTGCGTTTTTGCACAGAACACCACAAACATGGAAGGTGATCTAAATGAAGCCGGTTCCGTATACGCGACTGGTAGTGTATTTAAAAATGCTGCTGCTGGAGACTTCAGACTAAACGACATACCCGGTCGTGGCGCACTCGTAAAACAGAAACTGCCCATGTTCGAATTCAATCTGCTTTCGAACATGGGGTTCAATCCTAGACCCGGCGAGAACTCATTTGAGGAACAGGTTGTGGTTCTGTCAGGATCGTCGCCATCATTCAACACCGATTTGTCCAACAATTCGAAGATTGTTTTCACTGGGACAAATAGAAAATTTAAAATAGAAACCGCTTCCTCCGGGGCAAAAGTGTTCCGTCGAGTAAAGCGGTAAACCAAAAAAGAAACGTAAAAGGCTTGATTCACACCGGAGTCGGTGTATAATACATATCTTATTATTTAATTGTATCGGAGGTCCACATGACACAAAAATTACCTAGTTTATATCAATCGTTCATCCACCTGTCTCGTTACTCAAGGTGGCTTGATGAAGAAGGTCGTCGTGAAACATGGAGTGAAACTGTTGCTAGGTATTTCGACTTCTTCGAGGAACACCTCAAGGAAGAATGTGATTATGATGTACCAGATAAACTCAGAAAAGAATTAGAAACTGCTGTTCTAAATCTAGAGATCATGCCGTCTATGCGGGCACTTATGACCGCAGGCGAGGCTCTTAAGAGGGACAATGTTGCAGGGTATAATTGTTCCTACGTTAGTGCAAGCAAAGTCAAGTCGTTTGATGAGATTCTGTACATTCTCATGTGCGGAACTGGAGTCGGGTTCTCCGTAGAACGCGACCTCATCAAGACCCTGCCGACGATAGCAGAGGAGTTTGAAGACAGTGATACGACTATTGTTGTCAAAGATTCAAAGATGGGTTGGGCGAAAGCCTATAGAGAACTGTTTAGCCTTCTCATTGGAGGTCAAGTTCCAAAATGGGACACAAGCAAAGTTCGTCCTGCGGGCGCAAGACTTAAGACTTTTGGAGGAAGAGCGTCCGGCCCGGAACCGCTCGAAGACCTCTTTGGGTTTACAGTCGAAACTTTCCGAAAAGCAAACGGTCGAAAACTTACTTCGATCGAATGTCACGATATCATCTGCAAAATTGCGGAGATTGTTGTTGTCGGAGGTGTTCGTCGATCAGCCCTTATCTCTCTCTCGTCCTTAACCGACGAACGAATGAGGGACGCTAAGAGTGGTGCATGGTGGGAAGCAAACACACAGAGAGCCCTTGCGAATAACTCTGTTTCATACAGAGAAAAACCAGAACCCGGCACATTCATGGAAGAATGGGTCGCTCTGTACAAGTCTAAGAGTGGTGAGCGTGGAATCTTCAACCGTGAAGCAGCACAGAAACAGGTTGAAAAGGCAAACGCATTCAGAACCAAGATGGATCCAGATTACAGAACCCGCGATGCGGATCACCTGTTTGGAACTAACCCTTGCTCTGAAATCATTCTACGAGACCGTGAGTTCTGCAACCTCACGGAAGTCATTGTCCGCGAAGATGACACACCCAAGAGTCTGGCACGCAAGGTAAAACTTGCCACCATTCTCGGAACATGGCAGTCAACTCTTCTCAACTTCCGATTCATCTCTGGTGAGTGGAAGAAGAATTGTGAAGAAGAACGCTTGCTTGGAGTGTCACTTACTGGTATAATGGACGCAGAAGTAACGAGAAAGGTAGATGGATTGGATTTAACTTTACAGAGACTTCGCAGCGAAGCGATCAAGGTGAACAAGGAACATGCTGATACTCTCGGCATTCCTCAGTCTGCCGCGATCACTTGCGTGAAACCATCTGGAACCGTTTCTCAACTTACAGACGCAGCGTCTGGTATTCACGCTCGTCACAACGCACAGTACATCCGTACAGTGCGTGCGGATAACAAGGATCCCCTATGTTCGTTTATGAAGGACAATGGATTCCCGCATGAAGCAGATGTCATGAAACCAGAACATGTCACTGTATTCTCCTTCCCTGTTCAGTCACCTGCTGGTTGTGTCACTCGTAATGACATGACTGCGATTGAACAACTTGAACTGTGGTTAGTTTACCAACGGCACTGGTGTGAGCATAAACCATCCGTTACGATCACAGTGAAGGAAGAAGAATGGCCTACCGTGGGTGGATGGGTATACGATCACTTTGATGAAATCTCTGGAATTTCGTTCTTGCCACATAGTGACCACTCATACCGACAAGCACCCTATCAGGATTGTACTTGGAAAGAGTACGAAAAAATGCTCAAGCAAATGCCAGTCGATATCGACTGGAGCGGTCTCGGAGAGTACGAGAAGGAAGATAACACTTCCGGAACTCAGACAATGGCTTGTTCTGGGAACTCTTGTGAGATCGTAGACTTAACAAACTGATCTATACCATAAGGAGAAAATTATGAAGATCAACGCTATTATTGCATCTTGTGTTATCAGTGGAGTTGCTGTTGCACAAGAAACGGACATGGACGCATTTAGTCTTGTCCAACGGGATGCCGCTACGCGAGCATCACTCAATGAACCCATGCTCAGTCTCAATGTCGGTGGTTTCATTCAGACTGGTTGGGAGTATTCCAACGGTGGCGGACTTCCCGCACAGAACGGTTTCGCGGTTGACCGCGCCCGTCTTACCTTCTCAGGAGATATGAGCAATGAGAGTTTCTCTTACCTCATCAGTGGTGAATGGTCGGATGTTACGAACAGTTTCGATCTGCTTGATGCTGTCGTTACTCTTCGCATGTTCGACGAAGCAAACGTCCGAGTTGGACAGTTCGTTCCCCAGTTCTACGCTGGATACGTCACCGACCCAACTCAACTCACAACCCTCAACTACAGCGTCTCAGCCCTTACCTTTGGTCAGGGACGAGGAGCAGGTGTCGAAGCCTTCCGATCCTTCGGTGACTTCGAAGTCAGTGCCTTCTACAACAACGGTTTCGACACCGCTGGTGCAGGAGTCGGTGATAACAACTACGCCATCGGTGTTGCTGCGATTTACCATGTGGACAGTACTGTGTCTCTTAACGGTGGTTGGGCTTATGATTCTGTCACGGAAGGTGTAAACAGTTTCACCTTTGGTGGTACTCTTACGGAAGGTCTACTCAGTCTTGACGCTGATTGGATCGTCAACGATGCAGGTGATGGCAGTCTGAACAACTGGTCCATCGTTACTACCGCTGCTTACCAGTGCATGGATGACTTTGAAGGTTTTGCACAGTGGGAAATCGGTGACTACGACGGTAGTCTCAACCTTCTCACTGTAGGTGGTAATTACGATCTTGCTCACGGACTTGTCTGGACCAATACCTTCGGGTTTGCTCTTGAGGGTCTTGGTAGTAATTTCGTAACTGATAACACTGGATGGCGTTCTGGTTCCTCATCGGGCCAGTTCGTTCTTCGTAGTGGTGTTACTCTTAGTTTCTGATTTTTTAGAAAGGAAATAAAATGACTAATAAACAAGAAACATGTTTGGTTAAAAGTTGCTCCCCATGCCGCTGTGGGTGGCTCAGCAAGAAAGTCCTCGGACTTCCCCTCTGCACTTGGGTACTGCTTTTCGCAGTCCTCCCCTTCACTGCTCGCGGTGTTGCTTGGAGTGCAAGAACCGTCGCAGGAATCTGGGACGGTGGTGCCAAGGTTGTTGGTGTAGAGAAGGCGAAGGTTCGTTCCTCGGAACGCCGCGATCGTCGATCTGATACATCGACAATGTGAATTAATCTTCACTGAACCGAAGACCCCCGTGCTAAATAGTACGGGGGTTTTTTATATGATAGTAGGAATAGATTACAGTTTGACATCTCCAGCAATTTGTGTTTTCACTGGTGGTAGGTATAGCAAATTTCAATACGAAAAGTGTAAGTTTTATTTTCTAACTGACACCAAAAAGTATGCACAAACATGGGACGATCAGATATTTGGAACTAGATTTTCTGACTATCACTGTGAGTCCCAAAGATACAGCACTATAGCAGACTGGGCGACTGAGCATTGTATGGGTGCATCGTGTATTGCCCTTGAGGGATATGCGTATAATGCGAAGGGTTCTTCTGCCTTTCAACTAGCAGAGAACATGGGCATCTTTAAATATAAGTTATTCGAGTTATCTTTACCACTCGATGTGGTTGCACCAACAGAGGTCAAGAAGTTTGCCACTGGAAAGGGTAACTCAGATAAACCAGCAATGCACGTTGAGTTTATGAAAGCAACAAAGATAAACTTAAAAAATAAAATAACCCCAGATAAATCTGGGGTGACTAATCCTGTCTCTGACATTGTTGATGCTTACTTCATTTGTCGTTGGCTTCACTCGAAGATGAATTCCGTCCGATGAACAAAAGAGTCACACAGATTCCTACAATGGACGCCCATGCGACCCAAGGGAATACCTGCTTTGCGACATTGGGTTCATCTATCACTTGAATGGTTTCTGTTGGTTCTGCATTGTTCTGGCCCTTGAGTGTATAGTTACCACCTGCACACCCAAACATAGAAACCAGTATCATGATACTAATCACGACAGATATTATCAATGTGATAAGAAGTTTTCTTGTTTTAGTCATCACTTACCTTTTGCCGCCGCGTTACCGAAGTAGAAACCTACGATGGTTACCAGTATCTGTCTGTTCTCTGTCGTAAACAAGTAACCACGAACCGTCTCGAATGAGATGTACTTGTTGGTCCCAAACAGACCGAAGAAGTCGAGTGGTGCTGGTTTGTTTTCTTCTATTTCTACAGTAACTGGAATATCAAAGAAGGGTAGTAGGAATGGGGCGATGATCGTTCCAAACAGTATGCAAAGGACGATGGTTCTACGAACAACCTTTCCTGCTTCCACGCTGACTCTCTGGACAGCAGCGTCTGCGACTTCTTTTCGTTTGTCGATGAGTGAGAGAGTTCTGTCGAATCTCTCTTGTTCTGCTTTTCTTCGTTCTGCCATTGCACGGAAGATAAATCCAACTGCACTACCTCCGACCAGAGATAGAAATTCTGTCGTCAATAAAGATTCTAACATATCAGTAACCCTCCAAACCTACGGGGGCGTTCGGCCCACTCAGTCCCTTTCTACGCTGTACGGTTGACTTCTTCACTGGTGGTGGGAACTTCAACCCAGCAACTTCTCCAGACCCAGCAACATTAGCAATGTCCTCTTCCAGTTCATTGCTCGACACGACGAGTTCTTTGCCGTGTATTTTGATCTTATATAAAGGTACACCGAGAACAGTAGAAGTAGACTCTGTTCTTGGGACATAGATGGTTCTTCCCTTGTAGGAGTAGGTTCCTTCTATCACAAGTTTAGATTCTGTCAGGTTTGTTTTTACTGGCATGTGATTATTTTCACACCAGTTTTTACAGGCAGACTCAAGAACAAGGAACTGCTCATCTGACATTTGTGTTTGTTCTTTGAGAAGGAATAGAGCAGCGGCGAAGGAACCGAGTCTAGATTTCAATCCGGGTACTTTGTTAAATATCTTTTTGATATTAAACCCGATTGTATGAAATATAGTATATGCTCTTTTCTCATCAGACTTCTTGAGGTCAACTCTTTTCTTGAGGACTTTTCCGTTCTTGTCGATGATGCCTAACTTATAGGCATCGGTATCCTCGAATGGTGTCGAAAGAATCTTGATAAACTGAAATGCGACGTATGTATCTACGGGTGCTGCCATCAGATTTCCCTCAACCTTTCTACAATCTCATCTTCCAGTGGTATCAAGTCCAAGTCGATGTCTCCAACATCATCTGGCAGGTACTCAAGGTAGATCAAAAATGTTTTTAAAGAAGGATATAAATCTTCTTCTAGTTTATAAAACAACATCTTGGAGCAGAACGAAGGAGAAAAGACATTGGCCAGTATGATGATGTGATTGAGTATGAGTCTTTCACGAAGTTCACCTGTCTTTTCATATCTACGCAACAATCTCTTAATGTATTTAATTCTATGTAAATCTTCATAGAACTCTTCTACGCCAGTAAATTGAGGATTGTCGTACATCTTCATAGCAAATAATAAAAAATTATTTTCGTTCAATTCATCCACAAATAATTCCATTTTCAATACATCACATATAGAGTACCCGCGGCCACTGCTGTCACTTTGGTTGCCCCAAAGGGAACTGGAGTTCTAGCAGGAATCGTAATGCTTTTTGAGTCACCGTCATAATCGGTAAATGTAACTGACGCCGCCGCGCTGTGATCGAGGTAGAGTGCTTTGACTCTACCGAGTCCAATGTTAAGTTCCACTGGTTTTATTTTTTGGTATGTTCTATCTGACATCAGTTATCTCCCGCGTCTACTGCTTCACCGTCGTCACTTGGTTCAGACCCTGATGAGTCTGGGACGATGGATGCTTTTACATTGTAAAGACCACTCTCGCCGATTTGATAGTCGCACTTGATGTTAAGACCATAACCGAGTTTAGGTGTGATACCATCGTCTTCGGTGTATTCGCCCATCATGTTCATGCCCTGTCGCCCGCCGAAGAGGGTTAGTTTGTAAGTCTCTGATTCTTCTGGGATTGATCTGGTGTCAAAATTGAAGTCAAGACCTGCGGTGTTTAGTTTCGCTCTAAGTTCAGCCATCGCATACTTGGGAGTGAGGAATGACTTACTAAAGAAAGACTCTAGGAATGCGTTGAGTGCCATGATGGCGCGTGGATCTTCGATCTGGTGAACACCAATTTCGATATTGTGTGCTGATCTAGGGGACCCGCCATCAGGAGACTGTGCGCCTGAGGACTCTATGAGATCCGCTCTTAGTTCTTTAAAATTTTTCATCATTCTCCCTTTGCGATTCTTTGGAATTTGGTCATGTTGATATTATTTAGTTGTACACCATGTTCCTCTGCGGCTTTATACATCGCAGTGTTTAGGTGCTTGCCAATATCTTCTGGTGCTACGTTATCCCCAATTGATTCGCCTGCTGCTTTTGCAGCATTGATGAATGGTTCAGGTAAAGAATCATCTTCGATGTGTTTATTTACCATACTTGAGATATCATTAATTAAATCTTTATCAAAACTGTTTGCGCCAAACGATGTCATAATTAACTCCTTTTACTTTATATTTACTTATATTTATCAGTCGAGATCACTGACCGTTTGACCCTTTGACCACATTCTACATGACCAATACTTTGCTTTGGTCTTTGGTCCGGGGTTGTCACATCCGTGTCTGTCTCTAAATGCTTTTCTTCTCTTCGGATCGTCTCTCTTGATCTCCATGTTGGGATCACCAAAACGAACTGTCTTCACGTTTCCAGTGGAGGGATCCTTTACCTTGACCATGAACTTCTTTGCTCCACCAGATGTGCGGGTTGGATTGTTCAGTTTTGGTTGTGCTTCTTCACCAACCCAATCCGACTTCGCATTTAGCATCTTCGAGAACTTCTTTCTTGCGGAAGCAGTCCTGAAGTATAGAATCTGATCCTTGCCTCTGGTTTCTCTGTCACTGACAAGTTTGGACATGTCCTTCTTTGTCTTGTCAGAGAATCCCATGATCTTCTTCATCTTTGCTTTCATTGCAGGTGTATTTGGTAACACCAGTGAGATGTTGGTAGTTTTCTTTTCTAGTGGCTTGAGGTTTCTGGTCTTCATGACCTTTCTGTCTGCCATTGTCGCCTCACGGGTGAACCCCTTTTTGTAGTCTCTGTCGAGAGACGCTGCCATCGCAGCACTTCTTTTATCATCTTTTTTCTTTTGCTTTACAGACATGGCCGACTGACTATCTGTCTTCGTTCTTCCTGCTTGGGCCTTTGCTCCCTTGTAGGCGTCCTTTGGACTTTCGCGGTTCTTTCTCTGTCGGTAGTAGTATGCCATTGTACCAATCTTGGCTTCCATTCTACTGCGGTAGTCTTTACCGACAATCCTACGCATGGCGATATCAGTCTTCGCATTTGCCACACCCTTTTGTCTCTTTCGTAACTTACGCATCTCACCCTTGTCTGCTTTCATGTGACTTGGTTTGTCTGTCATTCGAATGACACGCTGGGTGTTATCCTTCTGTGCCTTGCTGATGTATGATCTTAAGGTTTTTACCTTGAGTTCATCAACCTGTTCGACATCTTCCTTGAAGACTCTCTTCATGCGAGGACCCTCGTCTGTGCGTAGTAGTTTACCACCAAACTTCTTCATGAGCTTTGCCATCTGTTGATGTGCCCGTGTTGGACTACCAACACCTGCTTGGTTTGGTCCCTCTGTCCTGACTTTGCCGTCTTTGGTTCCAGTCGAAGATCCAAGTCTGTTGCGAGAGACTTGCTGCATGAATGACTTGGCATTTTCTTCGGATGGGAATTCGAACTCAAACGCTTCTCGGGTATACTTCTTTCTAATCGCTTTCTTTCTACCCTTAACGCGGTTTCTCAACTCACGTTCTAACTCTGCTCTGTGTTTGGCAGAAACTGGACCTTGCTTTCCCTTTGCTTTCAGGACGTTCCCGATACCTTCGATGTCACCCTGTGCCTTATCCGCATAGGATCCGAGAGTATCTCGTTTGAGTTCATCAACCTGTTTGACATCTTCTCTCTTGAGTTTTGGCTCTAGGTTGTTCTTGCGGGCATCAAGACGAGAGAGTGCTGCAACCACGCCCTTTGCTTTCTTGTTAGTCTTTGGGGAGTGTTTGCCAGTGTTGAGATCACTCTGGACTTGTCCTCTTCTCTTGTAAACATACTTACGAAGGGTGTCTGATGAAATCTCATCAATCTGCGAGGACTCCAGAAGACCACGATTCTTCGCCATCTTCATTGCACCTGCTGCTGATGGGTGTGATCCGTGGAAAGAGAACAACTTGAGACTGCCGGGGCGTGACGGATTGCTTGTGATTGCCATGACAAATTGGTCTTGATCTTTCCTGCCAGCGGCGGCCGGATTCTGTAGAACTGTGAACACACTTTTGCCACCGAGGGAACTTGGTGCTGACTTCACAACCTTCATCTTACCACTTTCGATTGCTTTCTTCATCTCTGGTGATGGGGGGACAGCAGTATCGCGTACTGCTTCGGTTGTGTATTCGAACGATTCTTTTCTCCAACTTCCACCCTTACTCTTGTAGTTCTTCGATGCCCATGCGTTTGCATATGCAGAAGGATATACATCAAACTTTGCTTTCGCTGCTGACTTTGATGCTGCCCACTTAGCGGGATCAGTTGGTACGTTTTTCTCTTCGAGAGATTTTTTGAATTGATCGAATGACTTCATGGAATGCTCTTTCTTTATTCTGTTCGATACGTTTATTGGTTTGTTTCCTGTGCCGGGGCGATCCTGATTGGGGTCTGCTGCCTTTTTACGCTTTGCTGCATTCCCAATCGCTTTCTTGCCACCTTGCGCTCTTAGTTTTCTTGCTTTCTCTGGGGAGAGACACTTTGGTTTGCCTTCGCCCGGTTTGGAGTCGCCACATTTACCGACTCGTTCGCCCTTGGTGTTGTAACGGTCCCACCCCGCCTCACCGCCTGCGGATTGACCGAACCATTTACCCAGACCGGAGTCTTTATATACCTTTTCGTTCACGGTTTCTCCCGGCGTGTCTTTTTTATACTTCTTTAGTAGTTTTTTGGTTCCCTCATCACCTGCACCGTGTTCCTCTTTTCGAGTATACTTCTTTGAGTTGTTATCTCTCGAACGGTTTGCTGATTTCGAAACCACGCGAGTGTTCCCACTGGAGTTGTCTCGGGCGTTTCCATTTACATGGTGTACGTCCTTGCCATCACCCTTAGAAACTCGCCCAGCGGACTCTGCGTCCCTTCTGGCCTGCACCCGTGATGCTCTGTCTGCACGGTACTCTGGTTTGCTGTGATACTTGTCGTACTCGGCAGCGTAATCTCTTGCCTCGGCCTTGGGACCGACTGCGGATTGTTGACGAGCTCGCTCTTTCTTGACAATGGTGGGATACATCTTCTTTGCGACCATCTCTATTCTGTTCTTTTTGATCTTAGAGATGCGATCGTCTATTCGGATTCTTTCACTGAACCCAAGTTCATAGTAGTTCTTACCCTTGAGCAATCGCTTGCGGAACGCCCTCTTCGCTGCACGATAAGACATCTTCCTCAACTGGTCAGGTGTCTTCTTTCGCTTACGCATGATCTCTTTCTTTCGACGGATGCGAGGTGCGAGTCTCTTGAACATGATCGAACGCTGTCTTTTTTGTGCAGCGGTCATCACTTCATCAATTTGCTCTACCTCTTCCTTGAGCCCCGCCTTCTTGCGTAGTGTCTTAAATAAAGCGTCTGCTACATCTTTCGTTGTGGCAGACGGCATTGCTTTTCTAAATTTCGCTTTGTGGTTCTTCTTAACCATCTCTCGAACTTTAGTTCCTGAGATACCAGTTACACCTTCGGCGTCTGGATCTCTTCTACCTGCACTTACAACAGTAAACTTATCAAATTTATACTTGCTTGGTATGTACTTGGCAATACCTTTTTTCAGTTCCCCTACACGACTACCACCAAGAACTAGGTACACTTCTTTGTATCCTTCGTCGCTTAGTTTTTGCATCATGTCAAATGGATTGCGAACGTCTTTGTCTTTCGCTACCTTGAGTCCGGGGATCTGCTTTCTCATAAACCGAACCTTCTCTGCGTGTGTCAGTGGGTTACTCGCATCTCCCTTGGTGAAGGTTGTGTAGATACGATAGTCACCGCCCACTTTCTTGGCGGTGTCTCTGACTTTGTTCATGAGAAGTTCGTGACCACCAGTCATCGGTTGGAACCGACCAATGGTCACGACTATTGGTTTAGATTTTCTTGCCTCGTTTATCAATCTGCTAGAACTTTCTTAAGCACTGGTTTTGTCTTTACGACTTTCTTTTCGGCCTTGACAGGAGCAATCCATTTCCATCCTCTTGTACATCGGATGAATTCACCACCATCAGCGGCGATCTTCTTTGCTCTGTTTGATACTTGTCTAGCGTCGTCGTTGAAACGTACCCATTCTCTGCTTGCCATGTCAGTCTCCTTTGATCCAGTCTTTCGATGTCGTGAAGTTGAGTCGTGAAAATTCCATGCGGTCCACGAGCTTGTATGCCTTGTCAGTCAAGTGGTCAATTACTACGAATCCTTCAGGATCGGTTGCCTTAAACCCATCCTTAGTCTGAATAAATGAAGGCATATTATCTATACGAGCGAGTTTTCTCGTAAGTAGAGTTTTGACCTGAGCGAGTAGTTTTTGTAGTCTAAATGCCTTGTTTAGATTAGAACGCATGGCAGAAACCGTTTTGAGTTTGGCATCCAGTGCTTCTTGTTTGCGTTGTCTACCCTTCTCGGTCTTTAATTTGTCCACCTTGGATTGTTCCTTGTCCTTAAGGAACTCGATGAATTCTTTTGCGGTTGGTTTGAACCCACCGGCTCGAACCAGACTGTTAACGTAGATTTTAATCTCATCGACAATCGGATCCTTTGCTATATTGTCAAGAAACGTCTTGCTGTTATTCGATAGAGTTTCTATCTTACTAATTTGCTTGTCTACTACACTTGCTTCTCGGGATGTTAGTGATCCTGTCCCGGAAAAATCCTTCACTGTCGCATCATCGAACCATACCTTTTTAGGTGTACGAAGACCCTTGACACTTGCACCAAATTTTGCACTCATGGTTGGAAGTGTCTTACCCTTATACTCCGTATGGAACACAATGCCCACATCGGCGGATTTGATTCTGGATCCTAGTTTCGAGTCGGAAGGGACAGCATATGTTATGGTGTTCGGTTTAAATGTTATATGTTGAACACCATTTATCTTTTGATTACTCTTGTCCCCCGGCGTGAATAGGAGATCCCCTTGCAAAACGCCCTTTATGCCGATTTTCTTTAGGGCGAAGCAAGCAACTAATTTATCAACAACACCACCAACGTGGTTCCTTCGAACGTCCGCTGGTGTGTAGTTTATCTTTGGAGTTTTATTGAAAACACTCTTCGACCCAACGAAAAACTTTCCGTTCTCTGGGTTGATACCGCAGAAGACAGAAGGCGCACCGTCCCACTTCGTTGTGACTGAGTATTTCTTAGAGGTGTTGCCACGGATCATATCCGTGACTGCGTTGATGAATAGAATCGCTTCTTCAACGCCAGATGATCCCTCGTTGAATACGGAATCTTCTAGATGTTCAAGGTGTAGATTCTTGGACTCTGTTATGAATTGATCGAAACTTATCATGATACCTCCAAAGGTATTTATGTTTCGCTTCAATTACGATGTTAGTTTACCCGAATGGATGTTCTCGTTTATAATCTTCGATCATCTGTTTCAGGTTTTTCACATGGGATCTTGGATCGTCTACAAAGGATTCAGTGTGTCCGTCCTCGCATGACATCAGAATGGCCACTTGGTGAATTGGTATACCAGTTCGTTCTTGCCACATGATTGCATATGCAGTCGCCTGCATGAAGTATTCTTTAATGTCTGAGGGTCTTTTGCGACGGGTTGATCCCTTGAAGTCAATGATCGACAGTTTTCCATCGTACTCGGCGACACAATCGACTCTACCTGCAAGACCTATCATCAACGACCAGAGTGGTGACTCTTGTTCGTACACGTTGTCAATCTTGTTCAACTCCGGAAGCAACTGAATGAACAGCTGTGCTTCGTTTACAGGAATGGCAGAGATGTCTATTTCTTTGTTGTTGATATAGTCTTCAATTACACTGTGTAATTTATTACCACGAACGAGAACACGCTTCGACTCGTCTGGATTCTTTCGTCTCCATTCGGCGAAGAATGCTTTCTTCTTGTGGCCTGTGACTGTGGTTACTGACGGGAGTAAGTTTTCATCTAAGACGTAGTATCGACTACCATTATTCGTCGTCGTCTTTAGATTTGTCAACTCCCATGTCTTCTCTACATGATGAAACTTTTTCATGTCCATTATATTTACTCCTCACTCTATACCATATGTATGCGAGTTCTCTCGTGCTGGCAACCCCGCGTTCGCGGAGTTCCAACTTACCTTCGAGGATCATGTCACATGTTGTGCATAAAAAATCAAATATACTTTCTTTTTCTATTATCAGTTTACGCAACTTGAACATACCATCGTCTCCAGATGTCTTTTTTGACTTCTAGGAACGCGGTGTTATAATCAAGTTTCACTGGTTCATTGAGGAGAGTCATGTGTGCTTCCGATGGGGTTCGTGAACCCTTCTTGGTGTTGCACTTCTTACATGCTCCTACGACGTTTGTCCATTCATGTTTGCCCCCACGACTCCGTGGTTGCACATGGTCAATGCTCGCGTTCTTGCTATTAAGATTACACCCGCAGTATTGACAAGTGTAATCATCTCTCCTCATTATGTTCCTGCGAGATGGTCTTGCAGTCACATACGGAACCCTAACGTAATCTGTGAGTTGAATGGCAGCAGGTAAATCAAAGATACCATTCGTCGTTTTTATACGATACGAAATATCGTAGTTGTAAGGTGCTTGTGCCTTACCCGTAAACAGAAGAGCAATCGCTCTTCTCCAGTCTATCACTTTGAGTATTTCCTCAGAAGCATTCAGTAGCAGAATATCTCTCATCTAGAACTCCGGTGGTGATATTCAAGTATACTACAAAAAAAGAGAGAGGTCAAGCCTCTCTCTCATTTTTTTATTTTTTATCTTTACCGTCTTTGGTCTTGTGGGACTTGTACCCTTTATTCTTCATGTACCATGCTAATGCCCAAGGGTTATCAATATCTTTGTGCTTTTTCATTGCCTTAACTGTTCCCTCGAATCCCGGTGGTGATTTCTCATTCACTTTCTTTTTTTTCTTCTCATGGGGGACAACTCTGTCATCCATTGCATCATCAGAGTTTTCCCAGTCGAGAGCAGCGTCGTTTCTCTCACGACGCTTTCTCTCTGCTTCAGTCTCTTCTCGGAATTCCCAGAAAGATTTCATCAATACCCACCCTTTTCACGACTTTGATATCGCTGCATTGCCTTTTCGCCCTTTTTGAATGACGAGTCGGCCGTCTTTGAGTCACCTCTGTCAACTGCTTTGAGTGAGTCATCACCGTGCTTTGTGAACTTGTTGAATGCTCTTTCCGCACCCTTTCTTTTAGCAGCCTTGATCTTAGGATTGTTTGGGTTTTTTGGCATCTTGAGTTCATCAACCTGATCGACCTCTTCATACTTGCTACGAATACCGTCTTCACGTTCCCGTGCAATCTGATTGGCACGGGCTTCTTGTTCCCTCTTGACCTTAGCATAATACGCCTTCATGGAAGGGGTGTTCTGTGCTGCCTTCATTCCAGTCTTGTGAGCGATCCCCGGTCCCATGGCCTCACCAATCTCTTCGCCTTCTTCGTGATCGTGGTTCTCATGAACCTCTCCCAGATGGATGTGTAGGTCGTCCGTAGGCACGCCCTGCTCGATTCCATGCTCGAACATGACATCATACCATTCGATGTCACCGAACTCGTCAGGAGTCGCGTGTTGTGAGTGAACGGGGTTTCCGTGACCGAACTGGGCATGTTCGACATGAGTGGCACAATAGTGAGTACCCTTTGGATACTTCTTGCCATGCAGTTTGGTGATTCTCTTCTTCTTCTCTTCGCTCATGAGTTTCTTGTGGTTCTTGATGGCGTATGCGTCTGCTTCCTTCTTGTTGTCGAATGATGCAGCTACGTTACCGTCTTTTGTCATTACTTCGAACTTGCCATCCTTTTCCTTGACATGATCGGTTGGATCCATTTCCTCCAACTTCAGTTTAAGGTCACGCATTCTTCTGATCTTGGTGTTACCGGGTTTTCCACCCTTGTCTGACTGATATGACTTTACACTCTTTGCGACATCCTTCTCTCCTGCACGAAGTCTTACCTTATTAACAGTAGAGCGAGTTGGCTTGAGTCTGCGGTCTGCGTCACGCTCCTGTGCCGGAGTCATGTCTTCGATGGCCTCTCTGCGACTGAGACGTTCCTTCTCTCGACGGTCTGCCTCGATATCACCTGCACTCTTCTTGAGTGGACGGCCTGGGTTGTGTACGTCTCTTGGTGTGTCCTGCCGCATCTTACCCAGCATCTTAGCGGCCTTCTTCGCTGTATCTGACATTCCCTCAGCAACGTCATGCTCAACATGATCCTTTGTGAGTCGAGGGTTTGATAAATTGCGAGAATCGTATGGTTTGGTTCCCTTTTTGCGAGCAGTCTTGATAAGTCTACCCATGTCTCTTGCTTTGATTGGGATTTTCGCACCGTCTTTGTAGGTGTCGGAACCCTTATAAGTGACCTTGACTTCACCACCTGCTCCACGATCTCGCTTACCCTTACCAGTGACAGTTCCTGTCGAGTCCCCAGCAGAGTCATACTTGATTGCTTCTTCGACCTCAGACTCTTCTTTCTTCAGACCCTTAATCATCTTTGCGTTGCTCTTGACATCCACGCTGCCAAGGTTCTGTGTCTGTGTACCTGTCTTGGACTTCACATGAAGTTGTCCATCTTTCTCATAGAACTTGCGACCAAACTTCTTGTCTGATCCGATGTAGTTCATTTCTGAAAGACTGACTGGTTCACTGTATTCTTCCCACTCTTCACGAACAACCTTACCGTTCTTCTCTACGGTGACGTTGAGACCTTTGTGTTGTGCCTTAGCAAACTTGATTGCGTCGTCGATTTCCTTGGGGTTAACCTTCATCGACTCGACGACTTTGTTTCCCTTGCGTACAAACAGTGTATATGTCTCAGAAAGATCAACATTGGCACCAAATTGGTGCTTGTTGATGGAAACGTCATCACCGAGACCGGCCTGTGCATTGATATTCTGCTGGGCCGCTAGTGATGCTAGGAATTGTTGGTGGTTGTTCATGTGGACAGTCCTTTTTT